AGGACGCCCTTTGTCTCTTGATTTCAAGCAACTTACGCTTACATTGATATGAAAGATGAAAAAGAAAAAGAAAAAGACACAGAGCAAGAAAAAGATTTCTGGAAATTCTGCCAAGAGTGCGAAGCAGAATACTGGGAACCTTACGATTGTTTTTGTGATCGAGACAAAAAAGAAATTGAAAAAGGGTCACGCACCCGATCACGGGAAAAATGGCCACATTAGCTGAAATTGCAAAAGTATGGGGATGCTCCACCCAATATGTGCATCAATGCAAAAAGAAAGGAATGCCAACCGACACCATTGAAAATGCGAATGCTTGGAAAATGGCAAACAGTGAGAGGGCATCGAGGGTTGTCGGGGTGGGAAGCCCACAGGCACACGCACCGATTCCCTCCGCAAACATTCCAATAGATCCGAATGACCTGACTAGGGATGATATCTATGGATGCCTTGCGAGGGCGAGGCAGACGGAAAAAGTCGCCTATGCCCTTTTGCATGAGGCACAGGTAAGGCGGGATTCTGGAAGGTTGCCCAATCTTGTGAAGGCACATCGGGAGGCATTGAAATCCAGAATGGAGGCCGAGATCAGGGTCGAATCGCTTCAGGTGTCGAGAGGGCAAAAGATCGATGATGATATCGTGCGGGGAATTTTTTCGAGGTATATGTCCACGATTCGGAATTTAATGGAAGGACTCGGATCGAGTGTTTGCCGAAGGGCGAACCCATCAGATCCAGAATTGGCAAAGGAAGCGATTGCGGACGGGGTGAAGCAGATTATTTCGGTGATCGACAAGACCAAGGGCGGATTGCCAACAGATGATCCAAAAGAGTTTGACACTCAGGCACAAGGACACAATTTAAGCACAGATGAGCAAGACATACCCAAGGCTGGAGAGGATGGCTCTAAGTGAGATTCATGGGGCAAGATACAATCCTAGAAAGATTACTCCAGAGGCGTTGGGTCGTCTCACAAAGAGCATTGCAGAACTTGGAGACTTACAGCCAATCACCATCAATGTTCGCACGGGTAACAGAATTATCGGAGGCCACCAGAGGTACGATATCTATCGGGCGATGGGGCGCAAGGAAGTCGATGTATGGGTTGTCGATCTTCCCGAAGATAAGGAGAAGGCGGCGAACCTCGCCCTCAACAACCTTGCGGGTGAATTCGACACACAGGCGTTAAAAGACCTGATCGAGCAGATAGACACCACAAACATAGACCTAGAACTGACTGGATTCTCGCAGGAGGAGCTTGCGAGAATGATGTCCGAAGCCCCGCCAGAGGATCTGGGGCAGGATGAGGCAAAGCAGGAGGACATGCAGATGATTCCCGTTTATGTGGCAAACGAGGATTTTTCTGAATTTACCTCAAAACTAAAGAAAATAGGAGATCATATCGGTATTGAGGGAACCGCCGATGTGATCGTGCATTGTGTCGAAAAGACATATGGCTCCCTCCAAGGCTGAAAAACCCGACCAAGTAGCGATTGTGTGTTGTAGCGGGGCGAAGGGGCCACACGCCACCTCGTCAATCCTGATGGCGGACGACTGCATATCAAATTTTATTTTCCCGCATGTTTTCTTCTTTTCCCCCTACGACTCCAAGACAGAGCAAAACAGGAAGAGACTTAACAAAAAGGGCTATCCAATGTGGGATTGCGGAAACTCAACCACAGCCATTCTTGAGATTTTTTATAAGCTGACCGATTTTAAATTAAGATCTTGGGTTGGGATTGCCCCAGAAAGAACTGCCAAGGAAACCATTGTTAAGGCTGGCGTGGAATTCCTGTGGAAGCAGGAGCCAAGAAGGGACTTCATTTTTACAAACATGGAAATGGACGATGTAATCATGCACTGGGCATTTGATCTTTTGAGGGAACCCAATCAGGTCATCGCCCAAACTAGGGACGAAACCATCCTTTACCCGATAGGCGCAAGGGTCATCAGCATCCACGACACATTCAAATGACTGGCGAAGACCTAGAGATACTTGCCAATAGCTTCTGGATTCCACGGGCGGACATTTCCGTGACCGAATGGGCGGAGACGAATCTTTATCTTTCCGAGAGGGTATCGTCCTCGGCTGGCCCTTACTCCACCATGCTTACGCCCTATGTTCGTGAACCCCTAGAAACCTTCAAGGATGAAAAGGTTCGGCTGATGGTTTTATGCTGGGGGGCGCAAACCGCCAAAACCACCACGATTCTTGCTGGGATGGGATATCGGCTGGACATGAAACCAACTCCGACCATGTGGGTCATGCCAAACGAGAATCTGGCAAGGTCATTCTCCGAATATCGCTGGATGCCGATGGTCGATGACTGCCCCGCCTTGGCCAGACACAAGCCAAACAATCCAGACAGATACAAGCTGATGGAGCAACATTTTGATAAAATGTCGATCTGGTTTTTTGGAAGCAATAGTCCGGCCAATCTGGCATCGAGGAGTGTCGGCTTACTATGTTGCGATGAAACTGACAAGATGGCGGAGGCCACATCAAAAGAGGCAAACTCACTCCAGTTGGCAGAAGTTCGAACCAAAACATACCCGCTTTCCCTGACCATCCAGACATCAACTCCAACCACGGAATACGGGCATATCTGGCAGGCATTCAAGCGGGGGGATCAAAGATATTATTATGTGCCTTGCCCATTCTGCGGGGAGGAGCAGACGCTCGAATGGCCGAATGTGAAATGGGACAAGGATGCAAGGAATTCCGATGGCGAGTGGGACAATGAGAGAGTCCGCAAATCGGCTTACTACGAATGCTCCAAGTGCCAAGGAAAAATCACCGATGGCCACAAAACCAAAATGCTACGATCTGGGAAATGGAAACCCACAAACATGAACCCAGAGCCACAGGTCAGGTCATACCACTTGTCGGGTCTTTACTCGCCTTGGGAAACTTTTGGAAAGCTGGCCTGCCAATTCCTGAGTGACAAGAAAAGCGTTCTTGGATTGCAGAATTTTGTGAACTCCGTTTTAGCCCAGCCTTGGGTGGAAATTGAGGAAGAGGGACAGGATGTTAAGATTTCTGGGGCTGGATATCGGATGGGCGAGCAATGGAAGGAATGCGAAACCAGAATCATCTCGGCGGACATTCAGGAGGCAAAAGGATTTCACATGTGGGTTGTGGTCAGGGGATGGAAGCGGAGCGGGGAATCACGGCTGGAATGGTGCGGGAAGCTGGAAACTTGGGATGCCCTGCGAGCCTTGCAGTTGGACTGGAAAGTGCCGGATAAAATGGTTTTCTTGGATTCTGGAGACCAAACCAGACAAGTTTACTATCAGGCCTGCAAATGGGGATGGACTTGTCTATTAGGGTCTGATAGTCAATCATTTGTGCATATGACTAAAAACGGGAAGATCATAAGGCCTTACAGCACAATCAGTTGGGGAGACCCACTTTCTGGAACGAATAGAACCGCCCAGAGCGAAGGACTAGCCAAGCCAAGGTGTCCAGTCATAAAATGGTCAAACCCCGCCGTAAAGGACATCCTAGCGTTATTGCGGGGCAATAAAATGAGCAAATGGGAAATACCCGATGACTGCCCTGAAGAGTGGCATGTTCATATGAACGCAGAGGTGAAGAGGCCTAAATTCAACCCCCTATCAGGTAGGACAAAAATGATCTGGTACAGGCTACGAAAGGATAACCACTTGCGGGACGCTGAATGTATGAATCTTACGGGAGCAATGCTGTCTGGGTGTATGCCAGTTCCAGACGAAAAAACGATTTTAATTAACGATCAAAATAAAGAAGGCCTGTTGACAGAGGTAGAGTGATATGGCCGTTCAGGGCGTTTATTTTGGGCTTCCCCTTGCCACGGTTCAGGACATCAGGACAAATGCGCTAAATGCGATTGAGGCAATCCTGAAGACTGGATCTTCATATAGTATTGGTGGAAGGCAACTTACTAGGGCTAATTTGTCCGAATTACAGAATACAGTCATGGAGGCCACAGCCGCTATTCAAAGACTCTCTGGCCCCACCTCAAGGATCAATCGGGTTTATCTGGACTTCTCGCAGGGTGGGCGTAGTTGATATAAATAGCGGTAAATAAAATGCCCCAGTTAAATATCCTAGAAAAAGCCATCAGCAAGATTAGCCCCAAGTTCGGGGTCAAGCGGTTGGCCGACAAGTGTAAGCTGGTTGAGTTTAATCGGTTTGCGGCCGCTTATCCCATGAAGGATCGGATGCCTTCCCGACCCCTTTCGGGTGGCGAAGGATTCTCCTCAACCTTTGAGCGGATCGAACTTATCAAAGCCGCCCGTGATCTGGAAGATAACAACCCGATCATCCGATCAATCCTCCTCAAGTTCTCGCAGTATGCCCTCGGCAATTTCCGCTATATGTCCCGCACTGGGAACAGGGAAATCGACACCATGTACGAACACTACTGGATGTCATGGTGCAAGAAGGCGGACTTTTTTGGTCGGCACAATTTCCATGCACTCTCTCATCTGGCCTTGCGCTCTACATTGCGTGACGGGGATGTGGGCTTCGTAATCACAAGGGAAAATAGCATTGACGGGATGCCCGACCCGAATTCGGATCTGAAGTTACAGGCAGTCGAGGCTGATCGTATCGGCGGAAACTTCGACAATCCGACATCCTCACAGGGTTATATCGGCGGTGTGGTGTTTGACGAAAATGGCCGAAACATTGCCTATCGGGTCTATCGCAGGACACAGGGCAATGCCTACCTAGACCCACAGGATATCCCATCCCAATCCTTCATTTTGGTTTATGACCCGCTTCGTCTGGATGAGGTTCGTGGGCGGAGTCACCTCGCATCTATCATCAATTACTGCAAGGATCTTCAAGAAACTTTGGATGCGGAAAACATGGCCGTTAAGAACGCCGCTTTCCGAGTGATGACGATTACCAACAGCACTGGGCAGGCGGACGATCCCGCTTCCTATTTCAATCAGGCCGAGACCGATGCATACGGCAATCTGATGAACATGGAGTCCATGCAGAAGAGCCAGATCAATTACCTTCCCACTGGTGCGGATATGAAGATGTTTGAGTCTGGCAGACCTTCAAATGCTTTTCACGGGTATGTGGACATGATCGTTCACATGATCGCCCTAGCCTTTAATCTGCCTTTCGGATTCTGTTACGATCTGGCCAAGCTGGGTGGCCCGACTGTCCGCTTGGAGATGGCTCTGGCATCACGCACCTTCAAACGCTGGCAATCCATCCTAGAAGACAGGTTTTTTGATAGGGTTAAGAATATCGTGATAGCAGACGGAATTTCCCGTGGGCTTATTCCGCCCTCCAGTCATTTTTCCCGTGGGAAATGGATCTATCCGAGTGACCCGACTATTGATGTTGGCCGTGATTCACAGGCCAATATCCAGATGTTTAAGGCTGGCCTGATGACGGCGGCCGAGGCCTACGGGACTAAGGGCGAAGACTACGAAGAGGCCATGAGGCAGAGAGCCTATGAAGTTCGCTACGCCAAGGATCTTGCGGAAGAATTTCAGATCGGGGTGGATTCAATATCGGAGGCATTCAAACCAGAACCCCCCAAAATGCCAGAGATGCCTCAGTTGCCTCAAATGCCTGAAGGATCTGAACAAGCCCCAGAGGGAGGTGAATCGGACGAAACCGATGAGCAACCAGAGGAAACCGAGGAGCCTATGGAGCTTGGAGTTCCTGCACGTGCCAGAAGGACATCAAAAAAGAATTCCTTCACCCTTCAGGATGCGGAGATGATTCTGGACGCAATCGAGATGCAAAGCATCGATGACATTGATCTTTCGCCTTCGGACGGAATGGTGGAATCTGCAAAGTCCGCCCTTCGGGTTCGTGCCGAAAAACCAGCCAGCGAGCGTGGCATGACCCAAGTTGGGATTGCACGGGCTAGGGACATCATCGGACGCAAACGGCTTTCTCCGAGGACATGGAGACGCATGAAGGCTTTTTTTGACAGGCACGAAGTTGATAAAAAGGGTTCGACATGGGATCAGAAGGGGAAGGGGTGGCAGGCTTGGATGGGATGGGGCGGGGATGCCGGATACACCCGTGCGAAAAAGATAGTTGAGCAATTAAATAAGATTCGCTCCGGAGAATAATTTAATGACATCTCTTTGCTACAACTCAAAGAGGGTCGAACTGGATTGCGGTACTGGGGCGGGCGGATTCAAGGCTGGAAACACATGCGCCAAAGGCGGAGGTGCTTCCCCCGATTTGATGGGTCAAAAGCTTGTAGAAAAGATCAAAAAGCAGAATCCCAAGGCTGATGTAGCCAAGGAAGCGGTCAAAATGGGCGTAAATGCGGTTGTGAAGGCCGTCCGTGGGGCGAAGATCGCTGGCCAGTATGGGGCAAGCAAGACAGCCGATATCGTCCGTTGGCTTGGCTCTGAGAGCGGGAAGAGCTTTCTGGGTGCAGTTGGAAGGACTTTGAAAATTACTGGAGTCGGGGCAATCGGGGCTTTGCGTGGTCTGAGAAAGGACAGATTCAGGATTCTCGGAACGGCAATTTTTGCCCCTCAGTTTGTCCCATTTTATGCAGGAGCTTCGGCACTAAAAGGATTTTTCAGCGGGGCAGTCGAGGAATACAATTCCGAGGGCGGTGGCAGACAAATATCAAATGCCATTCGGACAAGAATTGGTCGCCCAGAATTTGAGGCGAAGGCCGAAGATCCCAAACTTGAGGATGTTGTTGCGTATCTCTCCGATGTTCTGGCGGTATCCATAAAGGATTATATCGAAGGCAAGGAGCAGTTTGAAATAACGACATTCGCCGAAGACACTTGCCCGTTACCAACTCAAGACATAAAGGTAAATCTGGCCAATAGGCAGAAGGCCATCGAAACAGCCAATTATGGGCCAGCCAACCCCAAGGAGCCAAACGAGGAATACTGGGCTAAAAAAGCAAAGATTTTTGGAGGCTCGGTCAAGGAAGCAAAAACCATGCTTTGCGGGAACTGCGCTGGATTCAACAAGACCTCAAAGCTTCTTGGTTGTATAAGCAAGGGGATCGGGACGGACGCAAAGGAAGTCGAACAAGCCGGAGACCTTGGCTATTGCGAGATCTTCGATTTCAAATGTGCATCCCTCCGCACTTGCGATGCTTGGATAGTTGGAGGCCCGATTCAGGACAAGAAAGAGCTTGCGGATAATTGCGGGACAGGAGCGGGAGGATTCAAGGAGGGCAACACTTGTGCTGGAGAATCCAAAGGAATGCCAGCAACAGTATTTCATGGTACTGCATTCAATATTGCCAAAAAGATTCAAAAAGAGGGCATTTTGCCATCCGAAAGAGGGCAATATGGGGCTGGAGTTTATGCTACAAATAATTTGAAGGAAGCGATGCTCTGGGGCTATGCCAAAGCCAAGGATTCGATGAATAGAACCGAGTATGGCGGAAGAATGCTTATAGGCATAGTTGAGGCTGTCGCAGATAATTTCAATCAGGTTAAAAGCAAGGATGTTGAGTCCGCAAAGGGCAAATACAATATAAGCTATTTTCTAAACAAGGGTAAAGTTGCACCAACCAAAGTAAAATCAATTCGGCTTTATGACGGATTTAAAATACGGGATTGGCTGGAAAAAGATGTGGTGGATACAGATCTTCCAGAGCCTATGGCGGTAAGAAAACTTGAGGCTCTTCCTAACGGCAGAGTACTTATTCCGATTATAATCAATCAAACCAAGACTGAGTTTGCGGATAATTGCGGAACTGGATCTGGCGGGTTTAAGGAAGGAAACACTTGTGCCAAAGGAAGCCAATCTGGAGGCATATTCATATCACCCAGCACCGAGGAGAATCAGGATTTCAAGAGTGCAAAGGCCAAGATCGATTCCGGCGAACAAGCCCGTGCCGTAAGCCTATCAAAAGATGTCATCAAAGATCAGGGGATGAAGGGAGAATTCAAGAGTGCAATCGGGGACTGGGAAGACGGGGCGGAGAATGCAATCAAAATCGAGGTGCAGGATGCCCAAGATTATGACCAGATCGCCTACACAGCCGCAAAGCTTGGGTCGATGTTCAAACAAAAAGCGGTCATAGCATTTCAGAATAAAAACGATGGCGAGGATTCCATCTATAAGATATCCGCCCCTAAAGGGATGGACGACATGAGAAAAATCCTATCGGATAACGGAATCAAATTCAGGACTATTTTTGAAGATCGTGGCAAGAGCAATGTCACGATCTTCGACAAGGGTTCTGAGTTGCTTTCCAAAGTAAACAATGTAATGGAGGTAGCAAATGCAACAGGACAAATCATTAAAGGAGTCGGCGAATTCATCGGAGGCGATACCCGAATCCAAGGAGAACAAGCCTACCGAAAAGCCATTTCAGACTACGAAACCAAGTTCCCGACTAGAACTCGTCACAGATTCTCCGCAGGGATCGGGCTTCATTATAACGGGAGCGCATATCAGCTAGGAGATTGCGGGACTGGGGCGGGGGGCTTCAAAGAGGGGAATACTTGCTCAAAGGGTGGCGGTGCTGGCACAACCATGACCCCAAGCTGGGCTAGGGAGAACCCAGAAAAGGCCAGCAAGGAAACAGCAAAAAATACCACCCTTTTCCACGGGACTTCAGTGGATGTGCTGAAATCTATTAAGGAAAAAGGCCTGCTCCCATCCAAGTCTGGGGTCTGGGGCGGTGGCAAGGTTTACTCCACAGACAGCTTGGATCTGGCGATGGAGTACGGAGTTTTGAGGGCGACTGGAGCCAAGGCCAAGGTAAGCGGAAGAACGATGATCGGGATCATCAGCGTATTGGCAGAGGGATTCCAGAGCGTTGCCGACAACATCCCGACAGTCAAGGCACAGAAGATGGGCAAGACGGGATTGGCCGCCGTCTCCAAAATCTTTACCAAGGACGGGGCAGTATCACCCAAGTCGATCCGCAAAATCGACATTTTCGATGTCGATAGCATCAGGAAATATGTTTATGAGAATGGCCCGAAACCAAAGGCTCTCGCAACCAAGGAACTTGAGGACGGCAAGAAGTATATTTATGTGCCTATCGTAATCGAGATTCCAGAGGGCGAGGAGGACGAGAATCTTGCCTATCCAGTCGGCGGGGCAACTATGCCTGCGACCATAAAATCGGCGGTGATTCAGGGGCAAGGCAGGAAAGAGGAACTATCAAATTATACCAAGCCGAAGCTTCGGGAGAGAATCAAAAACAGGATTCTCCGTGGAACCAAGGGCGGAAAGGCTGGGCAATGGTCGGCCAGAAAAGCACAGCTTCTTGTGCAGGCCTATGAGAAGGCTGGTGGCGGATACAAGGGCGGGAAAACCAAGGGGCAGTCGAGCCTGAAGAAATGGACTAAGGAGAAATGGCGGACAAGCGATAACAGCAAGTCGATTCAGCGTGGGAAAAAGACCAAGCGATATCTTCCGTCTAGGGTATGGGACAAGCTTTCCCCAGCGGAGAAAGCCACCGCAAACCGCACGAAGGCTCAAGGATCGAAAAAGGGGAAGCAATTTGTCCCGAATCCCCCGTCCGTCACAAAAAAGTTTTCTTATAATAGTAAGACTGAATTTTTTGACCCATCCCAGCCAAGAGATGAAAGCGGGAAATGGACTAAGGCTGGTGGAGTGATCTCGGACATGCTAAAAAAGGGATGGGATAAAGTCGGTGGGCCATTTTACGAAAAGAATTTTCCAGAGGGAAAAGTTACAGCAGAACTCAAGCCTTGGTTTAATAGCGATGAACTTAGAATTTCACACATAGAAACCGAGCCAACTGCAAGGGGCAAGGGCATAGGATCAAAAGCACTAAAAGACATAACTGAATCTGCGGATAAAGTTGGTGCTAAATTGATCGGAGGAGTGAGTCCGACTGGCAAAGGGGGCATGACAAAAGAACAACTTTTCAAGTGGTATGAGAAAAACGGCTTTTTTAGAAAGCCTTTCCGTGGAGACCCGAAAAAGAAATCAGACGAAATAGAGAGACTTCCGAGGGCAGAAAAACTTTCTCAATTCCAATATAACGGGAAAAGAATCGAGCTTAACTGCGGAACCGGAGCCGGAGGGTTCAAAGAGGGGAATACCTGCTCCAAGGGCGGGGGAGGCAAAGGAGGCGGTAAGGGCAAAGGGAAATCCGAAAAAGATGAATCCGAAAAGGATCGTGAAAAGCTTTTGAAAGAAATCGATGCCGAAATCGAGAGGCTTGAAAATGAGCCGAAAGCAAAAGAGGCGGTCAGGAAAATGCGGGAGCTTCAAAACGAGGTTGCCAAGGCCGAGGGTATAGACCCTGAATTTGCTACGGCCACTTTCTGGTCTCTCCGTGATTCATCCCGCTATGTTCAGGATAAGGACATCAAAAAAACATTTGAAAATCCCACGCCGCAACACAAGAAATGGATCGAAAGCATTAAGGCATCAGAACTGAATCCAAATGCCAAATCAGAAAATCCCGTTGCCGTCATTTTAATGGGATCTCCGGCCAGCGGAAAGACAACCACGGGAAGGCCTTTTGCGCAAAAAATCCTTGGCAATCGTGAAACAACTAAGATCGACCCTGACGCTATTAAGGCGAAAGCCAAGGGATTCGAGGGTTGGAACGCTGGGGCTTTCCACGAAGAGTCATCGATTCTGGCTGAAAAGGTGATATTCCCAGAGGCAATTGCGGAAAGGCACAACATTCTTTTAGATATCACTGGAAAAAATTCCGACAAGGTTGCGACAATGGCAAAAACCCTGAAGGGCTTTGGATATACCATCGGCCTAGTTCATGTGGATGTGGACGACAAAGTTGCCCTGAAACGGGCATCGGCCAGATTCAACAAGCCGAACGGACGCTGGGTTCCCTACCGCTATATCAAAGGATCTGCACAGAATGCCCGTAATACTTGGGGCAAGCTTACCAAGGAAGGCATTGCCGACATCGGATATTCAATTGACGGAAACGCTGAAAGGGTGCAGGGTAAGGACGCACCCATAAGGGAGACATATGGAAAAATCGCAGAATGATAATCTGGCCGAAGGCATGGACAAGACAGACGAGAATTTTCTGGACGGCCTGACAGAGCAAATCAAAAGAATCCAATCCGAGCGGGAAGCTAAAAAGTAATCACTTCTGGAGGCGGGTCGGCCACTGGTTGAATGGCAGGCCATGCTTCGAAAAGTTCAAAATTACCTTGGTATTCCAGACATACTCGGACTTGTCGGTTTTCACGATCACCTTACCACCGTCCCAAGGATTGATTGATCCATTGTAACTGGTGGAGACGATTTTTTCCGAGGACTTGCGACTGGCGATTTCCTGCTCGGTTTTCACAACGATCTTGCAGGCGAAGGAGTCGCAGGCCGACTTTGCGTAGGCCTTGGCATCCGTTTCGATCTTTTCTGATAAATTCGGCTTTTTGCTTACTTTCAGGGGATCGGCGGAAGATCCAAAACCAGTATGTTTTGTGTCCCAAAATCGGCCAAATTCCAACCTGAAATCGCTATATGAAAATTCGTCTTTTTTATTGGGGCGAGCAAAGCACCCATAGGTAAACTTGATGATATAGGGCTTTTTCAGGGATTTGAAAAACTTGTTCTGATTCTTTAGGCGTTCGTTGTCTTGCTCGATGATAGACTCGGCAAGGGCTTTCTCCACGGGGGCTAGGAGCTTGCGGAGATTGGAGGCAAGACCCTCGATCCGCTTCTGCTCAACTTCCTTTGAATTCTTTTTGGCCTCACGGGCATTCTTGCGATTGATTTTGTCGAACTTCTCAAGCTTGCGAGCATAAGGGTCACGAGCCGAATAGGTGGATCTGAATTTGTTGGAGAGCGAGGCGTAGCTCTCAACCGACTCAAGATGAACCCTCTGGCCAGCCTGAAGCTTCAGAGCGTACTCGGCATTGATTCGGTCTCCCTCGGCTTTGATGGCCTTGCGGAGTTCGAGAAGCTGGGCATCGAACTTGGAAACGATGTCCCGCACTTCCTGCTCGGAGAGGTTTTTGATGTCTTTCATTGTGGTAGTAGTGTAATGCCAAACGGCTTTGGAGTCAAGGGTTATTTTCAAAATATTTTGGGGGGTATTTTGGGGGTCAAAAAAAGTTAAAAAAAGTTCTTGCCAAGCGGGCTGGCATATAGTAAACTGGGGTCACGATGAATGAGCAAACCAGAGTGACGATTGACGGGAAAAGCTATCCGGTTGGCCACAAGCACGGCCTGCCCCAAGTGAAGACCGATGGCGGACTGGGCAAAACACGATTCAAGGAATATCGTGACTGCACCATTCGGGCATTGGCCTTGTCGGCTGGGGTCGAGTATTCGACTGCCCACCGGATCGGGCGGGATGCCGGACGGAAAAGGCGTTGCGGATTCTATGCGGATCGACTTCTTGCCCAAGCCGAAAAAAGCAACATCTTCTACAAGGAGATCATTTCAAATACATCCGCCCCAGTAACCATCGAAGAGTTTATTCGATCAAACCCGACTGGGAAATTCTATTGCAGTCGAAGCGGTCATTCATTCGCAATTGTCGATGGGGTCATTTTGGATAATGTCCGAAATACCCAAAGACAAAAAATCAAGCAGGCTTGGAGGCTTGTCGAGACCCAAGAAAATAATGCTTGCCAAGCGACTTCGGATATAGTAGAGTAAGGCCAACAAGAAAGGAAACCAAGAAATGAACAACCGATACGACCTGACCAAGACAATCAAAGAAATCCCGATTGAGGGGAAGCCGAACCACTATTATAAGGCCACCCTGTTTTACAGCAAGGGTGGGCTGAATTACTTCAGCTATAAAAATGAGGATCGGGGTTACTACCTATCCGTCAAAGCCGTTGAGCAGAAAAAGGGCGAAGGCTATGTGGTCGAGAGCTATGTCCTCTTCAACGGGGTCAAGTCCCTTGTCCAGACGGCAAACCGATTCAGCCAGAAAGTTCTGGAGACTCTGGCCTTGGCGAATTACGATGAGGCCATCGCAAAGTTCGTCAAGCACATCGAGGATCGGAATCTGCAACTGGCGGTCTAACCAAAAGGAGAAATTAAACATGAACAACAATCAGATCAAAGAGCAAATTGAATCCTTGGGATTCACTCGCTCAATCGGGACAACCTTTTACAAATTCAAGAGGTATTCTGAGTATTGGCTGGCAATCGAACTAAATGGATCAATAACCTTTGAATCTTATTATCGCAACCAATGCTCGGATAAATCTACGGCCAAGTATAGCATAAGGTTCGATGATATTTATGAGTTCAATAGCTTTGCAGATGAACTGCTAAAGTTCAACAAAAAGGAGGTGACAGCGTGAAATACCTAACTTATTACATCTGGTTCACGGCAGGGATCGTGGTCGGTCTGGCGGTTAAGGACTGGCTGGAGGTGCTATTAAAGTGAGTGTCCTTACCCTAAATTTGCCGGACGATATCTTGGCCGTCCTGAAAGCGGATAGGGCGGTTGAGGTCTGGCCTTACGGCTGGGTTATCGTAGGCAAAGACGGGAGGCAGTTATGGCCTGAATTCGTGGAGGCTAACTGCGAATATGAGGCCTTAATTAAGGTCAAGGATCTGGTGGAGACCAAGCTTCGCACTCTGGCCGAATAGGTTTACTATATGTGTAGTTGACAGGGATCGGTAGGGTATGCCCCTACCTACCCCCAAAAAAGGCCAGCGTATGGCCGACTATCTTGCTGGATTCATGGGAAATGCCACCGCCGTTAAGGATTATCCCGACACCAAACAGCGTTATGCGGTGGGGGCTTCGATTTTCCGCACCAAGCAGAAAAAGCGTAGAAACATGGAAGCGGGAGAGGAAAGCCTACTGACCCCTAATGAGGGTGAATCCTTTGCTGATTTCCTCAATCGCTTCGTGAAAAACCCTGCGATGACGGAAATGTTTCCCGATGCTGGAGATCGTGCCGAGGTTGCTTCCGAGCTATATGAGGACATGGAGGAAGCATCTGAGGAAGAAATCCCCAGTGAGGATTCCGAGGCTGGTAGCGATTCTGAAGAGATTGTCCCCGCCCTCGAAGAACCGATGGCTGGAGATGATGATGTGGACGAGCTTGAGGACATGACCATCGAGGGAGTGTCCGTTCTTACTACTGGCATGGCCAAGGGACATAAACTGCAAATCGACCACATGACCCTCCAGCAAGTCATGGATTGTGCAAACAGCTTCAAGAATGGTGTTAAGGTGAACGAAAATCACGGGGCTGGGATCGGTGATATCGTGGGCAAGCTTACGAACTTCCGAATCGATGAGACGGGCGAAAAGCTTTTGGCCGACCTTTCTTTCCTCAAAAGCCGTGAGGACAGGGCGAAGTATTACTTGGATCTTGCCAGAGAAATTCCTGATTCTTTTGGAATCAGCATCTCTTTCTCTGGTCAATCGGAGCAGAATGGAACGGAGTTTGAACTGGCCAGATGTCAGGAACTTTACTCCGCCGATTTGGTACAGCACCCAGCCGCCAACCCAACTGGTTTATTTTCTGCGGATTCCACTTGTGTAACGGTTGACAAAAAGGAAATGTGTAATATGGAAACTACCACGACTCCTACCACGGAGAAGACGGAAAAAACCTATAATATGGAAGACTTTGAGAAGCGCATGCTTTCCTTCGAGGATCGCCTCAAGAAAATTGAGGACACCCTGACCCCCAAGGAAGAGCCTAAGACCGAAAAAACCGAGACTCTGGCCGAACCTCCGGCTCCTATCGCCAAAGAAGAGAAGCGGAAGGAAGACGAGGCGGCGGTGGCTGGTGCGCTTGAGGCGAAAGATGTCGCCAAGACCGAGCTTTCCAGCGTTCTCTCCCAGATCCGTACCGAGCTTTCCAAGATCGTCTCGGCTCCCGTGGCTCCCTCCGCCCCTGCGGTTGAGGAGAAAAAGCCCCAGAGCTTTTCGGATTATGTGAATTTCGAGATGAAACAAAACAACATCTCAAAGGCCGAGGCTCTTCGGCTTTGTGTCGGCAAATACAACGAAGTCTATCGGAAAGAGCTTTCCGCTGGCGGAATCAAAGTCCTCTAAAGAAAGGATAAACTACTATGGCAACCCAATTCGACAACGGCTACGCTTCGCTGGCCTTCGCCTCCACCGTGACGGCGAACAGCATCGTTAGCATGACCACCACCGACAATACGGCGCAAGCCTGCGCAACCGCTGGCAACGCCATCGGCGTTCTTCAGCAGGATGTGACCACTGGCCAAGTCGGCCTTGTGAAGTTGTTCTTCCCTTCGCAGTTTGCCCGTTTCGCTGGCACTACGGTTTCCGCCTCTGGCGTTCTGTATGTCGGTGCGACTGGCACTGCCTCCACGGCTGGTACGGTTGCCCTTGGGGTCGCCCGTAATTCTGGCGCAACCAACGACATCATCGAGGTGTTCGTCACCCGATAATATAGAAAGGACATAGAAAAAACATGAGCTATCTCACCTCCGGCGCAACCCTCCGTGGCGACATCACCACGGCCATCATCCAAGCGGCGAACGCCGATCAGGGCTTCATCGGCTCTGAAGTGTTCCCCGTTTACAACAGTGCCGTCCGTGCGGGACAGTACCTCAAGCTGAAGTTGGGCAATGCGGAGCTTCTGAATTCGGACGCTTCCAAAGTTGCCCCCGGCAGCTCCTACCCCCGTACTTCGAGGGCATTCGACAATGATAATTTCACATGCGAAGAAAGCGGCCTTGAGGAGGTCGTGCCGGATGCACTGGCTTCTGATGTTTCACGCTTCTTCGGACTGGAGACCGAAACTGCGAAGCTTCTGCTCCGCAACATCACCATCGGCCATGAGGCCGAGGTGGCTTCGGCTCTGTTCAACAACAGCACCTTCAATGACGAGAACCCGTTGGTGAACTATACGAACACCCTGCTCTCCACGGTGAACTTCCCCGCCGATGTGGCCGCTGCCAAACAGCGTCTCCTCAAGAACGGGATCATCCCTAATGCGGTGATTATGAATCAGGAAGTGTTTGATCTCGTCCGCCGTTCCCCGCTGGCTCAAAACCAGTTCTTCGGCGTGATCTCGAACACGGGCGGTCGCTTGCTCTCCGAGCAGGAAATCGCCTTGGTTGCCGGAGTCGAGAAGTGCTTGGTTGGCAAGGCCGCCAAGAACACCGCGGCTAAGGGTCAAGCCTTCGCTGGTGGGTTTATCCTGCCCAGCACCTACATCGCAGTGGGTTATGTGGCTGGTGGCGACTTCGCCGCTGGCGGTGCGGGTCGGACGATTGTGTGGAGCGAGGACACCTCGGCTCCCTTCGTTACCGAAAGCTATCGTGACGAGATCCGCCGTTCCAACATCCTCCGAGTCCGCTCGAATCGTGCGGTCAAGGTGATCGATGAGACGGCAATGGAACTCATCACCACGAACTACTCCGCTTCGTAATTTGGTTCCTCTAGGTTGGAAGGGGGGGAGTCAGGGAAACCTGCCTCCCCCCTTTCTTTTGACATAAGGACATAATCATATGGCAGAAACAGGCCAGTCCGTTGTTTACTATCAGGAAATCCTAACGGGAGCTAGGGGCGGGAATGTTATCGATGCAAATGCTGGTCTTGTGACTGGTAACTGGGGTCTTATTGCGATTGTTCAGACCACAAAATTTCATACCCTTACTGCAAATGGCCTTGTTAATTCATCTGCCTTGTCCAGCCCTTCTTCTGGGAATGCTCCGCAGTTTTCAGCAGGATCGGATATAAGGACAACCGTGACGGGCATCGAGGTTCACTCTGGAATGGTTATTGCCTACGACCAGACTTAATATAACGCTCTTACAATGAAGTGGCTTGTTCTGGCGGTTATTCTTTCTGGTTGCCAAAAGCCAATTAATTATGACGAGTTGCCAGAAACAAAATATCCAGAAACCCCAACAATGGGGGCTTGGGAGCCTTTAAAAGAATAAGCTTGCCATAACCGCCCAGATTCCCACCATACAAAAATGGACAGATTCCCATTCAGTCTTTCCCTCTACGCCATCGTTTCGAGGGAGTGTGCCTCAAAATATTTGGCAAGGGCTTTGGAATCATTTAAAAAACTAAACCCAGACGAGATCGTGCTTTGCTCCGCAATGGGAAGCAAGACGGATGAGGGGTTTCCAATTCTTGAGGAGGTTGGTAAAAAATTCAATGCAAAGGTTGTTCGTTACGATAACTCGGAAGAGTTCGGAGAATCAGAATATCTGGATAATTTTGCAAAAGCCAGAAACACGGCCTTGGATGCCTGCACAAAGGACTGGTGCATGTGGTTCGATGCGGACGATCTTTTGATCGAGGGAGCGGAAAGGGCTTTTTTTGAGATTGCAAAGATAGTCACGGATCATGACTGCATCTACGCTGGATATTCCGTACCAATGGCTGGCCTTTGCCCGATTCGTGAAAGGATAACAAAAAGGGGTGAGTTTCGCTGGAGATATGCGGTTCACGAACAACTAAAACCTTGGAAAAAACAATCCGCAAAAGCAATCGGGACTCCATCTGGCCTGATTCTACATGCCCCCATCGGATACAAAAAGGGAAGTGCTGAAAGAAATCACAGAATTCTGGATTCAGAACTGAAGGACGCACCGCTTTTTTCCTACTACAAGGCAGACGAATATTTTCTTGGTGGTAACTATTCTGAGGCGATTAAGTGGGCAAAGACCGCAATTGCATATGAATCATTGGATATTCTTATGCGGGTTCAATGCCACACCATTATCGGCAGTCC